ACACCCAGCTGGAACTGCTTCATGAGAAGCTCCTTCTCTTGGGGAAGGAGGCCGGTTGGAAGGGCACTCCGATCAAGATGGACGAGATCAAGAAGGCCATTCACGATCAGACGGCCAAGCAGCAGATTAAGGATATCAACCTTGAGGATGTGATTGCCCAGGTCGGCCGCTTTGGCCGGGTGACCCAGGAGTCGCTCATCAAGCAGGACTATGTCGAGACCCTAAAGAACCTAGAGCAGCAGTACCTCTCTGCGGTCACCGCTCGAGAGGTCATGCGGTTGCAGAAGACGGCGGATAGTCACGCGAAGATCGTGGAGAGGTACTCTGAGGCAGAGGTAGACGTAACCGCCCCAGAGTGGTCCAACCAGATCCAGGCCCTGCTCCAAGCCGCTGGCGAACACGACACCCGAAGCGCCACAAGCATTGCCGAGTCCCGAGCTAGGGTCGACGCACCTACCCTGATCGAGTTCCAAGCCAAGTGGCTCGCTGACTACCCTGACCTCAAGTTCCCCGACTGGATCATGGCCGAGAACATCAAGCTGCTTCCGGACATGACCGTGGCAGAGTTCGAGCAATGGGCTGCGGCGATCAAGCTGATGGACCGCTACGGTAGGGCCCAGCAGAAGGTCTTGGTCGGAGAGACCCGGCAGACCCAGGAGCAGCTGAGGGATGATGTGAAGGCCAACCTTGAGACCCTCCCTGTGATGACGAAGGAGCAACAGGAGAAGTGGTACAACGCTTGGAGGTTCAAGGGCGACGCGTGGCTAGCGAGGCCGGAGGAGTTCTTGAAGGACATGGACCTGCGGAAGGACCTTGGGCCGTTGTTCAACGTCTTCGTTCGCCCGCTGATGGAGGGGAAGCATAAGTCCTACACCCTGATGGACAAGGTCACGACGCATATCAAGGCCGTGCAGGATAAGATGGGGAGTGCGTACACCAACACCCTAAGCACCTCGGTGACGAACAACTTCCTCAAGAACGAGACGGGCCAACTCTTTGACATGTCCAAGCTGGACCTGATCGGGATCATGTTCAACTGGGGGAATGAGTCGAACAAGATCAAGTTCATCAATGGCTATCGTGGCAAGACCGACGCTGAGGCGTTCCGCAACAAGATCCAAGACATGATCGACAAGAACGCCACAGCGGATGACTGGACCTTCGTCCGAGACACGGCGAAGATCTTCGACATCCTCAAGCCCGAGGCGGCGGATCTCTACTTCCGCGAGACGGGCAACGAACCAGAGTGGCTGGACCTAAAGCCTGGAGAGTTCTACTGGCCCATCTTCATCGACGATTGGGGAGCGAAGATCCACCCGACCAAGGGCTCGGCGTTCGACAAGAACTACTACGCAGCGACGACGTGGAACCACTACATGTCCCTGCGCACTGGGTCGATCGACCGGGTCGACTTCCGCAACTCCTTGGACAAGCTCGGCGGCCGGGTCCAGCAGGTCATCCACGACATCTCCTACCGAGAAGCGATCCAGAACGCCAACAAGGTGTTGAACAACACCGAGATCATGTCGTTGATGAAGAACCACTTTGGTGTGGCCTACTCTGAGGCACTTCGCCCCTGGATCCACGATATTGCTAATAGGTACAATCAAGACGAAGTGGCGCACAAGTTCCTCTACAAGGGCTTACGCGAGCTACGAATGAACCTAGCCGTGGCGGCCCTGGGCTTCGACCTCAAGCTGATGCTCACCCCTGAGGTGGGGACGTTCAACCTCAGGGCTATCGCCGAGACGGTCCTTAACCGTAGCGAGTACGTCCGCCTCGCGCATGAACACTCCAAAGAGATCCCCCATATGATGAGACAGGTGGGGCAGGACTACAACGATATCATCGACACAATGATCGACAAGAAAGGCTGGTCAGGGGTCCGTGCCGACATCGCTAGGATGGCCTTCTACCCCGTCGCAAAGATATCCCAGGGGTTCCGCATCGTCACCTTCGTCGACGCATTCAACGAGGCGCGGAAGACTATGTCAGACGCTGACGCTGCTGTGGTGGCGGACTCTACTCTACGCCAGCGTCATGGTGCATCTGGCCTTCCAGATCTATCAGCTGCTATGCGTGGTCCGGAACCCCAGCGGTTGATCACCCTCTTCTATGGCTTCGCCAACAATATGTACAACTGGCAACGGCAGATCCCTGGGGCCATGAAGCGTGGGGAGTACATGGAGGCGGTGACCGCAGCGTGGGGGTCGATAGCCGTCCCGGCGATCTTGGGCTTTGGGTTCTACAACGAGTATGGGGCAGAGGATGGGCCACTGACGATCATTGGCAAGTCCATCGGTGGGCAGGTGGCATCGACTATGCCGATCGTTCGTGAGGGAGTTTCGTTCTTCCTCGAGGGCAAGACCCCAAGCTCACCGGTGTTCTCCATCTTCCGCACCGCTGCCCAGATCTACGGGGACGTGAGCAAGATCGACTGGGACGAACCAGAGCTTCCCAAGGACTTCGTCAAGCACACCATGACCATGATGGGGCTTGCTCTAGGTGTCCCTGGGATGGCCACTGGCCGGGCCGGTCAGTACTTGAAGGACGTTCACGATGGGAACGAACAGCCGCAGAATGTCTTAGAGTTCGCTCGCGGGATCATCTACGGAACGACGAAGCAGAAGCCGAAGAAGTGGCGCTGGTGGGACGAGATCATGGAGTGAGTGATGGAACAGAACTTTGCAGCGAGTCTCAAGGAACTACTCAAGAGTGAGGGTGGGAATGATGACGATCCGCTGGATCATGGAGGGAGGACCTCCCGAGGGATAACTCAGAGTGAGTACAACCACTGGCGGAAGATGAACGGGAAGCCCACCAAGGACGTATGGACCGCCTCAGACGCAGAGGTGAAGCAGATCTACTACGACGACTACTGGCTGCCCCATGGCCCAGACTTCCCGAAGGGACTGGACTACTTGTTCTTCGACATGGCCGTCAATGCTGGGCCCTCTCGGGCCATGAAGCTTCTACAGAGGACCCTGGGGACCAAGGAGGATGGGATCTGGGGACCCAATACCAACCGGGCCCTCTTGGCAGCCAATCCGAAGCAGCTGGTCAAGGACTACACTGTGGTGAAGAAGGCGTGGTATAAGTCATTGAAACAGAAGCGGTTCATCAATGGTTGGATCAATCGTGCTAACGATGTTCAAGCCGCCGCACTCAAGATGCTTGCTTAACCAAGGGGGTTGTTATGCCTGTTGTTCAGATCGTACTTGACTGGATCACGATGAAGATCAAGGAGCCCTCCACCTGGGTGGGTCTTGGGTCGATGGCTACGGCCCTGGGCTGGCAGATCTCGCCGGAGCATTGGAACGTGATTGCCTCCGTAGGCATGAGCTTCAGCGGGCTGATGGCCACGATCCTATCGGAGCGGAAGTCCAAGCAGAATGGTTGAGCAGGCCCGCACGTGGCTGCGTGAGAACAGCACCCTGCTGTACTTCCTCATCGCGCAGTTCGTTGCCATCGGCGCTGCTGGAGCGAGCTTCTTCGCCTACATGGTGAAGCTAGAGACCCGGGTCCACATCATCGAGACCCGGGGTGCGGAGTTCACTGTACACCGCATGGATCAGATGACCTTAGGTATCGCCAAGCTGGAGAACAACATACAGAAGAACGAACATACTATCGATCGCATTGTTGACGTAATGACTCGGGAGCTTCACATCTCTCCAGGGAGGGTGAAGCCTTAATGGGAGGGGACTATGGCAAGGTGCATTGTAGGGTTATTGTTCGTCTTAGTAGTGACTCAGGCAGAGGCTAGGGGTGCCCCCTCAGGATGCCCCACTAGACTCTGGTGTGGGTGCTGGCTAGCGCAACAGTTCAACATCGTTGGGACCAAGGCCAGGGAGCTATGGTTGGCTAGGAACTGGCTACAGTACCAGAAAGCCCCGCTTGCCCCAGGGACCGTTGCGGTCTTCTCGCGGGGCAAGCGGGGTGGGCATGTGGGGAAGGTCCTGGCGGTGAAGCCAGGGAAGGTCCTCTTGATGAGTGGCAATGACGGCGGCCGGGTCAGGACCCGCTGGCGATCAACCAAGCGGCTCATCGGTACGGTTAGTATCACCGTCTTTGCCAGCGCGGTACATTCTCGCCCCGGTGCGCTTATCGATCGAAGCAATTACCAAGGAGCCGGAGAGTTTCATGATATCGAGGACACGCATGACACTGTGGGCTGGGACCCGCTCTCGGGTGAACTTGACCACATCGTGCTCATGGACACCGATACCCTTGTCAGAGATAAGGAGGAAGTTGTGGATCTCCTCCATCGCTTTGTTGTCCCCTCCGGTGGCCCCAGCGCGGAACACGTCGGGCATGTAGGTCTCGGCTTCGCAGAGCCATTCTAGTGCTTGATCGAAGTCCTCCTTAGTCAGGAGGAGCTCGTCGGACTTGTCGACGGCGGAAACCATGGAAAGCTTATATAGGTGTGTCCGTCGCCGGGTGATATAGTGAGTGAGCTTCGGATGACTGGGCACAGGAGGTTCACCAGCTGCCCTCCATTGGTTGACAGCATCTCGGTATGCACTAGTAACCGCAAATTGTCCGGTAAGACTATTGATCTGCTTAAGATCATGGAGGAGTTCCTTGCTTAGGGGTTTGGCCACAACGGCGAAGTCATCCCCGACGATCCGTTCGTCGGAGAAGACCAGGATGATCCGAGAGGTGAAGCCCTGATCCCAGGCGTTCTCGGGCATGAAGTTGAGCAGGTTGGAGGGGGTAGTCCCACTCAGGATGCTCAACTGGGGCGACTTGATCTTGATCTTGAGTTCCTTCCCCCGGCGGTTCTGTCCGTAAGGGTCAGCGTCGTAGAAGGCCGAGAGTACCCCGATCATCTCGTGGTCGTACTTGTGCATGAAGGCCCCGAGTTCGTCAGCGGTGACGAGCATGGAGTTGTACTCGAGGTTGCCGGTGTCTAGCTGGATGATGTTCCGCTTGGCGTCAACCAAGGCATCGACCAGCGAGGCTGGCGTCATCGACGTTGGCGAGAAGTGGAAGTCGGGGAGTTCACTGGCGTATGCCTTCGTTGCCCTAATAGTTCTCGTTTTACCCACGCCGGGATGTCCCACCAGAAACACATATAGGTTCGGGTAGAGACGTGAGGATGTCGTAAGCCAAACCTTCTGTTCCAGTGTCGCTGCAACGGTCGCGATCGCCGACCATTTACGGAATAGACTTGGGCTATCGAGATTGTCGGCATAGTTAACGAACCCTTCTATCCAAGATGTGCACTGTCTGGGGGCGCTGCCTCCGGTCCCCAGGGCTGTAGTCTTTGAGTCCCTCGGGATTAGCTGCACTATAGTCTGCGCGGTTCCATCCTGTCTTTGCGTCATAGGGGATCACTAGCTCCCGTCCGTGTTGGAGTTGAATGGTGACCTTAAGCTGGTCGAGGATCTTTGGGACGATTTCATCTTCCATTTCGGCTGGGTATTGGACGGTTACAGCGTCGTGATCGTTCATATACAAGAGAGCATCTCGGCTACGCCAAACTCGCAACATTCCTTGGTCGACTATCTCGGCTAGGGAGCATTGGGGATCGTAGGCGATCGCCTCCCGCTTGGTATCGTCGGAAGTCCTTCGCCCCCAGAAGGTTCGCTTGCGGCCTGTGAGGGAGGTGAGGACTCCTTTGGACCGCAGGGTCTGCTCGACATGGTGCTGCCAGCGGAGGTGCGAGGGGTAGGCCTTGAAGTACTTCGCCTGGAAGTCCTGCACCACCTCGACTGGTAGGCGGCTCTGCTGCGCTAAGGTCTGGGCTAGGCCTCCGTAGTTCGACCCATGACCGAGCTTCTTACAGAGGAAGCGTCGGTCGTAGTGGCGGAAGAAGGGCGCTTCGGCTAGCTTCTTATCAGCACGAGCATCCCCAGTCCAAGCAACGTCAGGCCAACATATACGAGCGGCAGCGGTGTGTACGTCTCCAGAGTCGCAATCATCAAGATACCTACTATCACCAAACAGATTCCACTCAATGGCTCCCACCACATAGCTCTCTCCTGACTTGGCGTCGAACTTGCCGAGCTTCATTCCTGGGTCGGCGATGAAGATGGAGCGCAGTTGCTCCTCCACATTCTGCAGATTAGTGCCAGTGCCAAACTCGTTAATGCTACTACTAAAGCGACCAGTAGAAGTACCAGCGATGTTATAAGAGGTTCGCATACGTCCATCGGGGTCGATCTCCGTTCGAAGCATTCCGATCTTCTTGCCCAAGTCCCGCATGGCGAGGATGTGGGCCACTATGGGCTGGGCTATGAGGTAGTTGTTCATCTTCTCTAGGGCGGTGTAGTTGACGGTGGGGCGGCCCTGGTGACGTATGACTGGGATCTGTAGTCGGTCGTAGAAGAGGGTATGCAGGTCGCCGTAGCTTCGCCAGTTGAAGCTTGGCATACCCACGCCCTCAAGAACAATCCTTTCGAGATTGCGCTCCAGTCGGTCCAGGAGGAGGAAGTATTGGTCAATGACCTGCTCCTTTCGCTGCTGATCGACCAAGAGCCCACGGATGCCCATCTCAAGGACCGGGCCCTGCATGGACCGCGAGAAGGCATAGGTACCGGAGGTGTGTTCGTCCAGTTGAGGCAAGAGGGCTTCGAGGACCTCGACCGTGACGCAACAGTCCAGCCCGTTGTAGACCCAGTCGCGTTCGCTTTGGGAGTACCGACCAGGGTCAGAGGTGGAGGTGTCAATTACCTTCATTAGCCACCAGTCTGATCTCGGGTTGATCGAAGTCGATTACGACTTGCCACACACGGCCCGTCTGATCGAGGATGTAGACGTTGTCCTTCTCCAGCCTTACCTCTCTGATGGCCAACCCTGGTCTGGGCGTCACTGAGTCGTTCCAGTAGGGCTTCATCCCTTCCCTAGCTTGGGGCACGGCTACATCGTGGAATATCTCGTGGACCTTCTCGCTCATGATGGTCCCATTCATTGGGTCGACCTGTAGGCGATACACATCGCCGTTGTCGCAGAAGACAAGCAGGTAGCTGTCGCCACTGTGGCGACTGACGGCTACGATGTGTGGGTTCTTCTCGGCCATTAGAGTCTCCTTAGAGTTCGTTTGAGGCTATGCAGGTACGGTGGTAGGAATAGACGCCACTGGGAGCAATCCAGTCGATCTCGACGAGGACCATGTACGCTCCATTCAGGTCTAGGTACCGTTGTGGTTTGGACTTGCCCCACATACCCACGTATAGGCTGTAGTCCATTACTCATCACGCTTGATAGTGCTGGTCTTCCTCATGTGCTTCCATGATCCTTCGTCGGTATATACGGATCCGAGATATCCAAGGCCCTTGAGGGCCTCAGGGTGGAGGGCGTGGTGGAGGAGCATGGTATCGTGCCGGGCTCCTCGGACCTTAATCCCGTAGGATCGCCAGAGAAAGGCGATGTCATAGACTCCGTTCTGGAAGACCTTGGGAGGGTCAGGTTGTCCAAGAACGTCTTTAACAAGCTTCCAGACAGCGAGTTCAGTTGGCGTATCATTCCAATAGTTTCGGCCCATTCGTCGAGAGTCAACAAATGGAATGACGATTGCTCTGTTCGTCCCTGGGGAAAACCCAATGCAAGTAATCTGGTTTCCAGACGTTTCGATATCGACGCCAAGGCAACGGCATCCCGGAAGGTACTCATTGAAGAAGCTCCGTATGTCTGAGAGAGAGGGTTCGATGTGGATCTCACGCTTCGGTCGACGGACCTCTGGGTAGAGTGCTTCACGCTTGGCCTTCATCAAGTCCACTATGGTAGTAGGGCGTAGCTCCCACTGCCGAAGGACCGCTGCAGGATGATAAGTAGGTAGAAGCTTGTACCCAGACACAGTATGGCTAGACACAAGCGTTGTTCCCCTAAGCTTAGAGATCCCGGTCGTGCCAGCCATAGCCCAAAGAGGAGTATTCCCAAGACAGATAACAAGGTTGCTGTCAGCAGAAAGGACTTCATCACCGAGGCGTGTAAGCTCATGTTCAAACTCCGCTCTGATGTGCTTGCCCTTAATCAGCGCGGGGTATCCCCGTAGGGCCACGGCTTTGGGCCCAGTAAACGCTTCAATCTTGTTGCCAGGAGGGCGGATGTTGAAGACGTTTGTAAGGAAACAATCACCTCGATCAATTCCTGCTTCGTTAAGCATTCGAGTGAGTTCCTGTCCAGAGGCACCCACAAATGGGCGCTTAGCCTTGTCTTCCGCTTCGCCATAGGCTTCTCCGATGATGGTGATTGGTTTACTCATATCGACCCTTCGCATATGCTTCGAAGCCCTTGAAGGAAGGGCCGTCTACTCGGAAGGTGAGGTCTTTGACATCCAGAACGGAATTGTTGTAGGACTTTAGGCAGCAGTCGTTGCCGCTGGTGATGATTGTCTTTTCACCCAGACCACTGACGAAGAGGCTTGCGCAGTTGTCGGCAACGATTGGGCCTTCATAGGTCCCTTCGTCGATCTGGATCGTGGCTGGTTCCTGTGAGAGGCCGAAGGTGTAGAGGTGGTCCATTGCGGCCTTGATGGTGCGGAACGCATTGGGCCGGGTGTGGCTGACGTAGTAGACCCGGTCCACGACGAATGGCATCTTCGTCCCACGGATCGGCATGAGGTTGCCTGCGTGGACGATTGCTGGGGCGGCCAAGAGACCGACAAGAAGAGAGCGTCTGGTGATGATGCTAGTCACAGGCTTCGCTTCCGAGCTTGGCGTAGCCGGCTATGTCGTCCCAGTGGTCTTTGAAAGTGGACTGGCCCGAACAGATGCGGCTGAGCTTAAGGGCAATCATCTCTAAGGCTTCACAATGGATGCTATTAGAAGGTTTGGTTCCCATGTCATACATGACGCTCTTGAGACGCTGGGAGATTGCAGCGTTGGTCTCGAATGATCCATGGGTCTTCTGGCGCTCGACCAAGAGGGCGTCACGTTCGAGGCGGATGCGAGGGGTACAGGCGTGGCGTTCGCCTGGGGCGTAGTTTGTTCCACACTCTGAGCAGGTGATGTACTTAGGAGTGTTGGCGAGGACCTTGGTGTTGCATGTGAGGAACTGTGCATCGTTGCGACATGGTTCCATCACAGCTTGTTTGCAGTACCTGCATTCGAGTTCCATCTTTGTTCCTCAGAAAGGCGGGGGAGGTACGCTTGACCTTACCTCCCCCTAGGTGGGACTAGAGACTACTCCACCGCAGCGGTTGAGCCGACGTTGGCGTAGACGGCCGAGCCGTCATTGGAGGCTTCGTGGACCAAGCCGACGAGGACTTGGCAGTTCGGGGAGGCCTCGATGCGTTCGCGGAGGGAGACCTTGTCGTCCTCCTCGATGCCGCAATGGGTGAGGAACTCCTTCAAGCGGTAGAGGGACTTCTCGGTGATGTAGTAGGTCGCACGGATCGTCTTGTCCGCGAACCCACCCATCGCCTTGAGGTCGTCCTCGTCCACATCGTCTTGGGCTTCGATGGGCTGGAGGGCGAACTCGACGTACTCGGTCTGCTTCTTCGACGACTTGTCGAAGACGGGCAGGCCTTTGACGACGCAGACGTAGTGACCCTGAGGGAGCGGCTTGGGACGCTCGATCTCAGCGGAGGGCTTGTCGAGAAGCGAAGCGAAGTTGGGAGCAGTTGCCATTTACAGTTTCCTTACAGTTGCTAGTTTGGGTTTCGCCGTTTGCTTGGGCGGTTCACGGAGAACAGCGAAGAACTCCGCAAGACCGGTTTCGATAGGGTAGTGTGGGGCCATGGCAAAGGGTTTCGGGTTCTTGAGGTCGATCATGGCCGTCGCTTGGGTTTGTATGGTGCGCTTGCCTCCTTTGGTTTCACACAGGGCCACGCTATTGAAGTAGCGCGGGATGACTGGACCCAGAGCCGACCCTACAGAGGTTGGGAAGCCTTTGCGGGATCCGTCTGGGTTGTCGACGTACTTGATATGGCTTATGACGATGACGTTGGTCCGGAACGACTCCCCGGTGAGTAGGGCAAGTACCCCTTCAATAGCCCCTTGAGCATCGCCATAAACTGCTCGCATGTCATACTTCCCGTCGCGTGACTTAGGGGTAAGTGGTTCGCGGAAATCGAAAGCTGCATCAGACATAAACGTGAGGGAGTCAACAACGAGAATACAATCTGGTCCCCATTCTGCTGGGACACCCAGGTCGGTCTCCGTTCCGTCGTCATCGGTGTACTTCCACTTGTCTAGGAGTTTGAGGGATCGCATGAAAGCTTTGGGAGCGACCACTGTTGGGCCGTCAGGTCCAGCCTTGCGCTGGTCACGTAGAGAGACGAACTCAACATTGTCCACGTCCCCTGGACAATCTCGTCCGACGAACTGCTTGAGGGGTTCAAGTCCATTATCAAAGTCAAGGATGCGGAGTTTGTATCCCGCTTTAACCAAAGATGTAAGTGAGCCGGTCTTTCCACTTCCAGAGTCTCCTTCTATCAAGAGTTTGGTGAACTCGTTTGATTGGTGATCTGAGAGCTTAGGCATGGGATTCCTTCTTGTGAAAGCTGATCTCAATAACATCGCCTACATCCCAGGCGGGCCGGTCGATGCCGAAGTTGAGTGACTCACGCGAACCTTCGAAGTGGACGTACCAACCATCCGGGTGATTGAGCCACTTGATCTCAAGAACCCTTGTCACAACAATGTACTTGACTGTTGGGTTTAGCGGGGCTTGAGCGGGTTCCATCTGTCCTCCGGGGCGAGCTTGATGAAGTTCGAGTCGAGGAAGGCTTGGCGGACCTGTGGGGACTTCGAGCATATCCCCCGGAACATACACCCGCCGAACTTGTCACAGGCGGTGTCGTTCATGGGCCAGTAGTTCTCCTTGGCGTAGGTCTCGGCGGTGGCGAACCAGTACTGGAGACCATCGACCCACTCTTGGAGTTGGTCCTCTGTGCGGTAGGTGAAGCCCCGGACGAAGCGGTGGGGGGTTTCTTTGAGGATCTGCGCAGCGTCGATGATGACGCCCTTGACAGGAGAGTCGAGGACTACCTGGGAAGCTAAGGTGTAGATGGTCATCTGGTTGTTCGGGGCGTATTGGGAGAAGTAGTTCTGGCCCACGGCCCAAGTAGTGGTCTTCCTGTCCATCACGAAGAGGTTGTCTTGGAACTCCACGACTCGGTCCAGATGACCGGAGAGCATATAGGGTTGCATTGGAATGGGTCCCCAATCCAACTCAAAACGAAAGGATAGCTCCACGGCGGGCGATCCGTTATCCAG